ATCTTGATGCAATCATGTTTGCAAATGAGATGAATAGGTATCATTTTTTACCAAAAAAATTTCAATATGATTTTTTACTAAATACACTGAGAACTAAGAAGAGATTTTCTCCTTGGTTGCGTAAAGATGAGATTAAAGATCTTGAATTGGTAAAACGTTATTATGGTTATAGTAACGAAAAGGCAAAACAGGCTCTAAAAATCCTAACCAAAGAACAACTTAATTTTATAAAATCTAAATTTGAAACTGGAGGAAGACAATGAGTGTGGTTCAAGAGCCTGAAGTTAAATGGGCACCCGAACAAATGGTAGAGGTAACCCTTAATGAACCAGATGATTTCTTAAAAGTCCGTGAGACTTTAACAAGAATTGGTGTAGCATCAAGAAAAGAAAAGAAAATATATCAGTCATGTCATATACTTCATAAGCAAGGAAGGTATTTCCTTGTTCATTTTAAGGAACTATTTGCCCTTGATGGGAAACATGCTAATCTTACTGGTAATGATGTTCAACGTAGAAATCGTATTGCTCAACTCCTTGCCGATTGGGGATTGGTTGGTGTTGTAGATGCAACTAAGATACAAGATATTGCACCTCTAAATCAGATCAAAGTATTAGCATATAAAGATAAAGGTGATTGGATACTTGAAACAAAGTATAATATAGGTAGTAAGAAAAAAAAGGTTGAAGAGGATTAGTGTTATTTCCTAGAAAGTATGCTAGTTGTCCTTGGCCTGATTCGAGGTACAGGACATACATGAACGGACGACTTAAAAAAGTAGATATGGAATCACGTCTTCTCAATATAAAGAAGGGGATTGATGATAAGGTGTGGTATCCTAATTGGGATAGTAAAGAAAGATGGGCAGCTCAACAGGCATTGAATAATGCTTTAGATATATTGGATGAGTTTGATTATTGAATGAAAAAATTTATTTTTGATGTTGATGGGACTTTGACACCTAGTAGGAAGGAAATCAAACACGAATTTTGGGCACCCTTCCTTATATTTTGTCGTAATCATGATGTTTATCTTGTCACTGGTAGTGATAGGCAAAAGACAGTTGAGCAGGTAGGATTGGATATATGTTATACTGCTAAACGAGTTTATAATTGTTCTGGTAGTGATGTCTATGAGAAAGATAATAATGTTTATAAAGATACATGGAAACCATCTGATGAGGTAAGACAATTTCTACAAGATGAATTGGATTACAGTCAGTTTAGTGTAAGAACTGATCCACATATAGAAGAAAGACCAGGTTGCATAAACTTTAGTATATTGGGTAGAGGTGCAAACTGGACAGAGAGAGAAGTATATAAGCAATGGGATAAGGATGAGCATGAGAGAGTAAGTATTGCCAGACGATTTAACGAAAGGTTTCCTGATTTATATGCTACTGTAGGTGGTCAAACAGGACTTGATATAGCACCGTTAGGTAGAGATAAAAGTCAGATACTAAGAGATTTTAGTGAAGATGATAAATTATATTTCTTTGGTGATAGAATGGAAAGGGGTGGTAATGATTATTCTTTAGCAGAAGCAGTAAAGAAAATGGGCGGTTATACGTACCATGTTAAAGATTGGAAGGAAACCCGAACCAAACTTACCAAGTTAACCGATGCTCCAGAATAATATTTGTGCTTAAATAGTAATGTCGCCTTCGGGGACACAATTCACACTCGCTTTTAAAGGAGAACAATGACTAATTTAACACAGTACCATACTGCTAATCTTCCAGAATTAATGAAGATTATTAGACAAAATGGTATAGGTATGGATCAATACCTAGATAGGTTTTTTAATGAATCGCCTCAATCTAACTATCCACCATATAATTTAATACAATTAAACAACCATGAGTCAACATTGGAGATCGCACTTGCAGGGTTCAAGAAAAATGAGCTCAAAGTCTATACAGAGTTTGGAAAACTATATGTCAAAGGCAGTAAAGAAGAATCGAAAGTTGATGGAACGTTTGTCCATAAAGGATTGGCCCAACGAAGTTTTGAACGAGTGTGGACGGTCTCCGACGATACGGAGATTGGATCCGTCAAGTTTGAAGACGGACTCCTCACCGTGGAGTTAAAGAAGATAGTTCCAGAGCATCATTCTCGGAAAGAGTATCTATAAATAAAAATGGTTCGAGATGGATCAAATGGGTTCCTTGACGGAACCCTTTTTTATTGTTATAATAATGGGGAACGAATAAAAAAATGTCAATTAAACTTGCACTTTTAAAATCTGGTGAGAATGTAATTTCTGATGCCAAAGAACTTATTGTAGAAGATAAGATTTGTGGTTATCTTTTTAATAAACCACATAAGGTAGAGTCTAGTAAATCAAATCTTTTACTTGAAGGGGATTTTATAGATACTTCTGAAAAAATGCAAGTAACTTTATCTCCTTGGATTATGTTATCAAAGGATACTCAAGTTCCAGTTCCGACAGATTGGATTGTTACTATTGTTGAACCAATAGAATCTATAAAAGAAATGTATGAAGAAAAAGTAGGAGTAGAAGAAGATGATTAAATGTTTAGTTCTTCTAACTGGAATAGTTTTGATTGCTAAAATTGAAGAAATTAGTGCAGAAATTGGAGATCCTAATTGTCTAATATCTGATGTATGTTTAATTAATCCCGATGGAACAATAAATCCTTGGTTAGATTTTTCTGAAGATACAGAATTAATGATAAGATCTGAAAATATTTTAACAATTACTCAACCAAAAAAAGATATAGTTAAATTATATTTGGAAGTTATTTCATGAGAGTTCTGAGTATTGATCTGGACTACATTATGGGTCCAAGTATCGAACTTTATAATAGTTTATTTTATGATGATAATCCAGCAACAAGATGGAGAAATTTATTTGATAGATCTGATTTTAAAGAAAATCATTTAGTTATTGATCAAGGTAGTTTATTATATTGCTTTGATGTATTTTTAAAAGCATTAAAAAATTGTGAGAATGTTTCATTTGGATATGAACATGATTCAATACTTTATGATATTAAAGATTTTTCTAATATTGATTTAATTAATATTGATCATCATGATGATGTTCTTGGTGCAGATTATTTTAATAGTGGAAATAATATTGATTATAATAATGCTTTAAACAAAGAATATTTTGAGGTTATTAATGATAATAGAGTTCATGAAGGAAATTGGATTGTATGGTTAGCAAGTCAGAAAAAAATTAATTCTTATGTTTGGATTGGTAATGAGAATAGTTCTAATAAAGATAGAAATTATTTTAATAAAGAGGTTGTTCCAAATTATTTAAATGTTGAGAGAGAAAATTATAAATTTGATAGTTATAAATTCGATCACATTTTTGTTTGCCTGTCTCCGCAATATATTCCAAAAAATCATTGGCATTATTTTAGTATGTTCATAAAAGTTTATGAGCAATTTTCAGGAAAAGATGCTATAATACATAACAAGAAATATGAACA